CTTCCTCGGCAGCATCTATACCTCCGAGCCCGCGTGGAAACTCATGCGAAAGCACCGAAGCGACGAAGTTGGAGTAAAGGCGGATGAATAATATCATTCGTCATGTTGTTCCCCTGGGAGGACTAGGTTGTGGAAAAACAATCAATAGAGCAAATGTTAGAACGAATCAAAAAAATCGACCAGGATTTCGACGCGGCGATCGGTTGGGGAAGTTGGATGGTATCTTGCGCGAATGAAAGAGAGAGTCTGGTAAATCGACTCGCGAGGGAGCACGTGATCGTTCCGCATAAAAATCTTGCACGGGATGCGGCCGGAGGAAGAGTATCATGAGTTTCTATTACCTTGCCAGCCCGTACTCCCACAAAGACCCCGAGGTCGTCAAGGCCAGATTCGACCAGACCGAAAAGGCGACTTATTGGTTGCTGTGGAATAAGTATTGGGTCTACTCCCCGATTATCCACAACCATGAGATCAGCACCAAGTTCAAAATGCCCACCGATGCGGGTTTTTGGTGGGGTTACAACCAGGCGATGCTGGAGCGAGCTAGCGGACTGTACATCTTGCTAATTGATGGCTGGAAGGACTCCATCGGCCTTAAGAAAGAACTAGTCTTTGCCCTCGAGCGCAAAATTCCGATCCGAGGCATTGAACCGAAAGGCTGGGCGGGTTGGCAGTTCGATAACGCGGACTGGCGACTGACCGGCCAAGTTGGGACAAGTGTCGCTGGCGTGGAGAGAGCCTGATGTTAGTTGACACGAGCCAGCTTGCCGAGGGGAATGTCTATGGAGGACGCCGGCTGTCTGCCGATGACGGGCTCCAGGTCTACAACGGACTTGACTGCTGTCTGACGACGGAGATATTCAACGAGATTAACCGGGTGGCAAGCCACAGCAAGTCCTCCTGGGCTGGAATTTATTCCTTCGAGCGGGCCTTGCAGGCCCCCTACCTCGACCTCATGATGCGGGGCTTCGCGGTGGATGAGCTGGCAAGACGTCAGGCTGCGGAGGAGCTTCGGGGCCGGATTGGGGAACTTCAAGGGTTGTTGGATACCTTGGCGACTTCCGTCTGGTCCTCCGGGCTCAACCCCAGGTCAGTCAAACAGCTGAAAGAATTCTTCTACTCCGAACTTCGGCTCCCCGAAGTCATCCTGCGGAAAAAAGGCATCCCGCGAGTCTCGGTAGACCGGGAGGCTCTGGAGAAGCTAGATGAATACTTGTATGCCAGACCTTTCGTCAATCTCATCTTGACCATTCGGGACCTCGCGAAGCAACTTGAAGTCTTCGAGACCGAGATCGACCCGGATGGCCGCTTCCGCGCGGCGTATAACATCGCTGGAACGGAGACGGGGAGGCCCAGCTCCTCCGAGAACGCATTCGGAACTGGTCGGAATGCTCAAAATATCGCACCGGGGTTGAGATATGTCTTCACCGCTGACCCCGGCTACCGAATGGCTGTAATCGACCTTGAACAAGTGGAGGCAAGAGATGTCGGATTCTTCTGCGGATGCCTTTTCAATGACTGGGATTTCCTTAACAATTGTGAAGGAGGAGACCTCCACACGAATAACGCTAAGCGGATTTGGCCGGGGCTCGGATGGACAGGAAATAAAGCTGCAGATCGCGCTATCGCCGACAGAAATTTTTATCGAGAATTTTCCTACCGGGACATGGCTAAAAGGGGTTCACATCTCTCGAACTACATGGGAACAGCTTGGACTGCTGCTAGAAGCCTCAAAGTCCCGACCTCGCTTATGGAGGAATTTCAAGCACGATATTGCCGAGGAGCCCCTGAAAACCGCCAAAACGGAACTCCGGAAATCCTCCCCGCCTTCCCCGCGATCCCTCGCTGGTGGAGGTGGACAGCCGAGCAGCTGCAAACCACCCAATCCATTACGACCCCTTTTGGCCGTCGCAGACATTTTTTTGGACGACCCGGAGATGATGCGACTTTACGAGAAGCTATTGCGTTTTTGCCTCAATCGACAACAGCAGACAGAATGAACCTGGGCCTTTGGCGGGCCTGGAAGTACGAGCGCCGGATTGAGTTGTTGGCCCAGACCTACGACTCGATTACCTTCCAGTATCCCGAAAGCCTTGACGAGGCGGAAATCATCGGCCGGGTTCTTGAACTAATCAAAGTCGAACTCGTCGCCCCCAACGGACGCCGTTATGTCGTTCCGGGGGAGGCCAAGGTCGGCTGGAACTGGGGGAGCCAGGTGACTCAGGCGGACCAAGCGAAAGCACGCGTCGAGGGGAAGAAAATTCCCCGCCTGAATCTCGAAGGGCTGGTCAAGTTCAAGCCTGGTTCCCCGGACCTCCGCCGTCGTGAGTCCGGGCTTGCCCGTCGGATGAACTAGAAGCGGCCGGGCCGCTTCAACCAAAACAAACCCCCGAAAGAACCAATGTGCCTGACGCTCCCCACGACCTGGTTTCCGACTTCTTCACCCTTACCCAGGACGAATGGTCCCCCGAGATCTTTCGGAAGTGGGCGGGGATCAGCCTGGTCGCCGGGGCACTCGAACGTCGTATCTGGATTCGGACCGGGCGCTTCATCACCTTTCCGAATTTGTACACCCTCCTGGTCGCCCCACCGGGGACCGGAAAGCAGATTATCTCGACGACTCGGGACTTGATCTTCAACGCGCTGGAACCTGGGACAAAGAGCAAGGCGTTCCGAGTCGCGGATAAGTCGGTGACGAAAGCAAGCCTGATCGACACCTTGTTTGACTCAAAGCAGACTCGAATCACGGCCAAAGGCGACCATTATAGCTATTCCGCGCTGTTTGTCGGGGCGGAGGAGTTCTCGGTGCTACTGCCAGCGTATGACATGGAATTCATCGGAGCCCTCAATGGAATTTACAACAATGAAGAATCTCACACTGAGCGTCGTCGCCACGGTCATCCTGCTCGTATTGATATTGAATATCCTGTGCTCAATATGCTTGGAGGCATTCAGCCTTCGCTTATGTCCTCTTCCTTTCCTGAAGAAGTATGGACCACAGGACTTGGTAGACGGTGTATCATGGTGTTTTCGTCTGAAACGCGCATCCGCGATCCGTTTTTGATCACGGAGCAGGTTGGGGGAGTTCGACAGCGAATTCTGACCCGCCTTGGCGAACTCTCGCGGCTGCAGGGCGAGATCACCTGGGCGCCTGATGCTATCGAATTCTTCCAGAACTGGTGGATGGACGGCGGCCAGCCTATTCCGAGTCATTCCAAGCTAAATGCGTACTGCTCCAACCGAGCCATGAATGTGATGAAACTTTCCGGGATTTCCGCGATCTCCCGGGGCAAGTCCATGCAGATTTCCCTCGCCGACGCGACCCGCGCGGTGTCGTGGTTGCTGGAGGCCGAGACCACCATGCCGGACATCTTCCGCGCGATGACCGGGAAGTCGGACCAATCCATCATCGAAGAACTCCATCGCTGGGGGGTCGCGAAGTATATCAAGGATAAGAATGAACCGCTGGACTCCACCCTGCTTTACTCGTTCGTATCCGAACGAGCGCCAAGTGAGAAAGTCAAAGCGATCGTCGAGCTGGCCGAGAAATCCGGCGCGTTTGTCCGACAAGCCGGGACGGAGAAATATATCCCGAAAGGGGTTTTCCTGAAGCCGAAGGAGTGAGGGCAGACCCATGGTTGAGAACCTGCTGAACAAGATCGAACGGCTCCAGGCCAAGGTCGAGGAATACGAGGCCATTTTTCAGGCCAAATGCACCACGCCGCCTGGTTGGGGGCTTACGAGAACCGAGGCAAGAATCTTCGCTTGCTTGTTGATTAACAAGATCGCGACTAAAGAACAGATTGAAACCGCCATGTACCTTCACTCTGACAACGCGAAAGGATTTGGAGGGGGGACACTTCAAGTTCTGCTTTGCCGACTGAGGAAAAAACTCCGGCCACATGGAGTCAAGATTCATTCTATCTGGGGTGTTGGATATTCCATGAGCGGGAGGAGGCTGGATGATGAAAAGGTTTAGTCTGGTTGGGGCAGTGCTGTTTTACGTCACTTCTGCTTCCCCACACGATCTCTGGGCCGATGGGACCGAGGTCCCCGCGTGGGTCAAAGCTGCGTGTTGCGGGCCAGCTGACGCGCACTTGCTCACCCCGTCCGACATCACTCTCGAGTCCGACGGATACCACATACGAGGCTATCCATACGTCGTTCCGTTCAAAGACGCGCTGCCGAGCCTCGATGGGCAGTATTGGATTTTCTACGGAACCAACTGGCCGACCTTCGGCGGCGAAGCCCCGAGCGTGACGCATCCGTATTGCTTCTTTGCTCCGGTGGGAGCGGGATTGGTGCCGGGGGATGGAAACGGGAAAATGAGGCGTTCGTAACGGGTCAAAGGGGAGTTAACGGCCATGCGCGAAGGGAAAGCCATGATTTTGGCCTTGGACATCCCGACCTACCTTAACGCATTGACAAATGCATTTCTAATGCATTACAATAATTCCCATGCGCCAACGCGAATCAGATATGCGCCGTCAAAACGCGCTTTACTACCGACTCAACAACGGGGGTCTCTGCGTCTATTGCGGGGAATGGGAGGAATGCGGGGATCATTTCTTGCCGATCTCAAAAGCAGTCATGATGGCAGAAGTGCTCGATGTTAGCAGTGGAAGATTTATTCTGCCGAGTTGTCTTGAATGCAACTCAATTGCAAGTGATAAAGTATTTGAGACTGTTAATCATAAAAGAGATTATATTCAAGAAAGGCTCAAACTTCGCTGGAGCGGATACAACAACTTCACCGCGAAGGAATTAGAAGAATTCGGATACACGCTCTGGACTGCGGTTGTTTTCAACAGAAACAAGCAAGCAAGACTTGAGGATAGACTGAAATGGGAAAACGCGAAGAATCCAAATGCGTCAATTGCGGAGATCTTTTTCTCCCCGACCGAGCATGGCAGAAATTCTGTCGGGAGCGATGTCAACAACAATGGCATTGGAAGAAGCGACAGCGAATTATTGATTGGGCACGAGATTTTAAGGGAGCAGAAGGAATTGAAGAACTTGCAGCGGGAGTTAAAGAAGGCAAATTGGACAAAAATTGATATTGAATTTTATGTTAACTGTGTTAGGCAGTTCGGTAAAACTGAAGCTGATAAGATGATGAGAGAAACACAAACGACCGATCCCCGGTCCATAGTTTGACCATCAAAGGACGCATTCGCGTCCAGAAAGAATTCCATGTCCGAGCCCCTTGACGCTGAATCCACTTTGTCCCTGTTGCTGTCCTGCGAATCCGTCTTCGTGAACTCCTACGGGTTCAACATGTTGGGGAGTAACCTTAGGCTCGTCTTCTCCGAGCGTTTCGTGATTTCGACCTCCACCGGAGCGCAAATCTCGCTTCACCCTCGCGTCGCCGTGACCATGCCGATCGAGACCGTGATTGCCCTTCGACGTGAGTTAAGCGAGATGCTCGACAAGGTCGAAGTGGCGATTCGGCCGCAGTAGGAGCCCAGGTCATGTACTTGTGGATATTTACCGGGTATCATCGAGGCATTCCAATTTTCGATCGTTCAATGCCTCGAACTTGCATTCGTCAGGCTAATGATCGAATTCGAGAGCTAAAGGCACAAGGTTGTCTCGTACCTTTTTGGACTTTCGAGCTTCCGAAGGAATTTTTCTCATGAATCCCGAAGACATCAGATTCTTCGCGGTCCTCGCGATTGTCGGAGTTCCACTCCTGCTCGTGTGGGCTTTCGGAACTTTCGTGAACTGGTTGTGTGATTAGCGGCGGAGCAGGGGGTTTGTAGACCCCGCCTCACTTCCACCAATTCCACCCTGCACAGCAGACCTCGTCTTCCCCGGCGAGGTCAGGAAGTTCTTGACCCCTCTGATCGCAGTTGGCAGCGCCGCGCCGACCAGGGCAGAGGCGTGGTATGGGATGCCAGAGAGGCCAAGCAGATGGCCAGAGACATCTCCCAGGTGCTCGCCCAGATCCGCACCAACGAGCGCATTGATGCCATGTTGACTCGGGGTCGGGGAGAAACTAGCCAAGTGTTCTTTGGCACTTGCCAGGTTTCTCTGAGCCCCGGAGACATCCAAGCCTTTCCGAATCCCTTCCGCCTGGGTCTCAACATTCCCTCGCCGAATGCCTCGAGTCGTCGCCTCGGCCTCGGCCCTCGCATTGGCAATCGCATTCGCAGTAGAAGTCCTCGCGGCAACCTTATCCTCCGCATGGGCGGCTTTCGCCTGGGCGATCAAATCCGTGGCTTTTTCGACCGTTGCCTTATGCGCTTGGCTCGCCGCTTCCAGTCCTCTTCCAGACTCTTCCACATTCGTCTTATGGCTCGTCTTCGCGTATTCCGCTTCCGCTTTCGCATTCGCAACAGCGGTCTTGTGAGCCTGACTTGCCGCAAGTCTTTCGGCTTCGATTTGTTCCAGATTGCTCAAATGCGCGTCATGCGCGGCTTTGATCGCAGGGGCAGAGTCACCAACCGCTCGGCCTTTATCCGCGAGTAAGGTCTCGATCGCCGCGCGATCCGCTGCCTCAGGCACCAACGCGGCCTTCGCCCCAGGCGCGAGGCTTTGCCATTCCTTCGGGCTGGCTATCGCTTTGTTGATCTGCACCGCCGCAAGGCCATCGACGAAATTTTTGAACTCCGGTCGAGCGCGAAGAGCCGCCAGGGTGGTTCCAGTGTTTTTAGCCTGAGTCAACAGTTGGTGCACGACCTCACCAGGAGCAAGGTCTTTTCCAGCCTGTGGCTTATCACTCGCCGCGATTTTGGACAAGACTCCGTCAACGAAATCTCGGCCTTCCTTCGACACCCCATTCGCAGCGTCGAAAGCGTCAGCCATCCCTGCCTTTTCCGCCGCCGCGCGCATGTCGGAGGTCAGGGCCGCGTACATGGAGGTAAGATTTTTCTCCCCGATGTCCTTCAACGCCATCGGGTTTCCCCGAGCCTCGCCGAGGGCAGACCGAAGTTCTTTCATATCGGCAAAGCTAGGACCCGGCGCGGCGATTCCTGTCGCCTCATCCGGGACGAATTTTTCCAGGGTCTTCGCGAGTCCAGTCGCGTTATTCGGAACGACTTTGGCGAGAGTCTCGGCCAGGGCTCCCCCTCGGCCCTTCGCTGCGTTAACCGCTGCCTCAAATCCCGGCATTTCCTGCGATCCGGCCTCGGCCATCTTGGCATTCAGCGGAGCCCAAGCGGCGTCTTCGGCTTTCGCGAGACTACCCGTGGTGGAAGTTACAAAATTCCTCGCTTGCGCTTGCCCAATTTCACCGACTTTATCCGGGTCGATCTCGGTAGAGTGTTTATCCGCGATGGACTTCAGCCCGGATTCGATGTCCTCATCCGCAATCGGAGCGGTGCCAGCTTTGGCCGAGTCAATCGCCGCGTCGCGCGAGGCTTCCGACTGTCTCGCGCGGGATTTCAAATCAGCCAACTGGTCGTCAAGCTGGCCTTTCGAGTCCGCGATTGTCTCTTGCGTCTTCGCAATCGCTTGGTCTCGGGTTTCGGCAGATGAGACAACATTGGCCTCATGTTGTTTCGTTGCAAGGTCGAGGTTTGTTTTGCTGGTGTCAATCTGGGCCCTGGCCGCAGCGATCGACGCGTCTTGGACATCCTTACTTGCCGCGATGGCCACATTCGCAGCGGTCTCGTGTTCGACCTGAGCTTGCTTCACGGCGTCTTTGGCGGAGTTCAGCGCGTCAAAGTTCGGCACGAGTTCATTGGCCTTGCCGAGGGTCAGAGCGTCTTTGGAGGCTTGCGCGGCGGCTAGTTCTTTCGCGGAGGCCTCGACGGCCGCTTTCGCGGTTGCAAGATCTGCCAAGTGGGAAAAATAATGAATGCCCATGCCTGTGCTTAGCCCACCAAGCGCCCCGGCGATTACGGGGGCCCAGGTAGAGCCAGGATCAGCCCATTCGGCAATCTTGCCAGCAAGTCCACCAGCCACACCCGCGCCGAGCTGCATGGGGGCAGATTCCGGCTCCGCGATGGCGAATGGAACGGCAGAGCCAAGGCCGGAAGATGCCCCACCTACCAGGTCTTCCGCAACGTTCTGCGGCTTGAGCGAGTTGAGGCCGAGTGCATTCGTGGCCGAGTCAACGGTCTCAGGGCTTGGTTTCAGCAGGTCAGTCGCGTTCTTACCAACAGCCAGCTGGCTGACCTTGTTCGCAATGGCCCCGACAGGGTTGATGGCCGAGCTAGCGGCATCCAAAGCCGCATTGGCAGTCGGCGAGTTCCGGACTTCATCTGGCAAGAAACTCCCGGCCCAGTGGAGGATCGAATCAACCTCACTCGGCAACTTCGCTGTGTCGATGATTCCCTTGCCGACTTGTTGGGCCGCGTAGGCTGGAGCATGCAGGGCCGAGCCCGAGGCCCAGTCGGAAGACCTTTGCGTCCCCTTGCTTTCATAATCCTTTGTAAAGTCCGTCACGCCGGCGAGTGGATCAACCTCCGCCCCAGGACCAGCCTTCAACGTCGAGTTAATTCCCGCCAACGGGTCAACATCACTCGGGCTTGCCATGGTTATTGACTCCCAGTAGGTTCAAAGTCTCGCTTGGCCGCCGCGTTGTAGACTTTGTCCGAGATCATCCCTTGGGCCTTCATCTGGTCATAGGCCATTTTCGACGTTATCAGGTGGTTTTGGACGGCAGATTTCACCGCCTCCGGGCTCGTGAACCCTTTCGGCCCGAGGCCGTAGGTCTCCATTACCTTGCCCATGTAGGAGCTAGGAGGGTTCAGCTTGGCAAACGCCGTATCCGCGCCGGTAAGGTCGCCGTGGGTTCGTTCCAGCCAGTCCTGCTTAAAGGCCCGTTGATCCAGTTGCCAGGTCGCACCGGCTTTGAGAATGTCAGCAACTAGCATTCCGCCGAGAGGCGAGTTCTCAATTCCAGGAACCGAGCTGATCGCATCGTTGACGATCCCGAGCGGCTCTCTGCCCCCGCCGAACATCTGATGGGCGAGGGAGAAACCGAGAGTGTTGGTCTCCTTGATCAAATCCTGGGCCGCCGCGACCTTGTTGATGTCAACAGGCGGAGGGGCCTTGGGGTCAACAATAGCAGAGAATGTATTGATAACATTGCCCAGATTTGCCCGAATGGCTCCTGCAGCTCCCGGCGTCATCCACCCACCACCTTTAGCCAGAGTCTGAATGTTATCCTTCGCGTTGTCAAGCCGGGCGAGAGACTGGGCTGTCATGTCATATTGCGGCTGGTGTTCGTTAAACTGCTTGACCAGCTCCCCCACCGAGCCTTGCTGATCCGCCGTGCGAACCGGCAGTCCGTTGGTCCCAAGCACCGGTTTAGGCAGGATGTCGTCCGGGGCAACAGTCGGCCCGCCGCCGAAGGTCGAGGTCGGAGTCGTCTTGCCGCTTGCCGTTCCGGCTCCCGCGCTCGGCATGGGTTGGGCCGGGGAGCCGGCGAGATTCGTGGTCGGAATGGAACTTGCCGCGCTGAGGGGGTTGGGACTTCCAGCCGGAGGAGCCGGAGTCGCACCCTGTCCCCCTCCTCCAGTCAACGGATTCGCAGCTCCCGGAGGCACTGCCGGGATGGTCAGACTACCCCCACCAGGGGTCACCTCCGTCCTCGGCGCGACGCCCATGGGGACGATGGAGCCAGGGGTAAAACTTCCCGGAGCCGGAGCGCCAGGATACCCCGGAAGGGTTGAAGTCACGTTGCCAAAAGCTTTCTGCCCGCCTTGGTCAACTTCCTTCGGAGTACCGTACAACGCCCCGATCGTTCCAGGATCCAGAGCGCCGGTGGAGATCGCCCAGCGAGCGCGGTTCGCGGCATAAGTCGCCGGATCTGCCGGGGTTCCATCCGGGTTCGTCGTCAGCATGGTCTTGATATGTCCAACGGCCTCGGCGTCGCGCGCGCGCGCAGTCGGGCTCAATGCCGCAAGTCCGGCATTCACCGATTTGTCAAAGTTCCTCGGATCGTCTCCGGCTGCCGCGATTGCCTTATGCACCACACCGAGACCATCGACGGACTGCCGTTGCTGTTCCCCCTGAATCTGCACATTTGCTAGCAAGCCTTGTTTATACTGGGCGTAAAGCTCCCCGCCATACCCAGCAACCAGCGGATCTTTCAGGGCCGCATTGAGCCCGTCTTCCATAGAACCACCGCTCGCCTGGGTCGCCGCGACGATCTGGCCAAACTTTTGCCTCGCCGCCAGCATCTGCGACATCTGCTGCTGTTGCAGCATCTTCCCCCGCAGCGTCATGACGTTGTCAACAACGCCGAGGGGGTTCATGTCTCCGCCAGGATTGAACGGGACGGGGTTCAGGTCGGTGTCAACGGTCGGCATCGAGTCAGGTCCTAGTGTAGGAGAGGGTTGGGATTGCCAGCCGGAGGAGCACTAGGTTGGACCGGACCGGCTTCGCCGGCTCCCATCATGCTCATGGCCCGGTGCCCCGCGAGGACCCTCGTTGCTGCGATGCCAAGCGCGTGCTGGGTCTGGGCCTTGATCTGCCCAATCTGGGCTTCCTGGGCCTTGATAGTTTGGTCCTGCTGGGCAATCCAGCCCGCCAGCGCGGTTCCACCCTCCGGCATCGGCGGGGTGCCTTGGGCTGGATTCCCGGCCATCAGAGCCAGCAAGACTTTTGGGTCCGCCCCGGCGGCCACGAGCTTGGACATCCCTTCCAGCACATCGTCGGATGTCACCGCGTCGCCGAGGGCCGTAAGTTTGTCGAGTTCCGCTCTCGTCGTGGCAAGCATTCCACTTGCCTGCTCGACCTTGCCATGCACCGCTTTGGCCTGTTGATGGGCTTGGTCAAGCGGGGCGAGGGGATGGCCGGGGGGCAAGGTGCCAGCCGCAGGGGGAGCCGAAGGCCCTGGCAATTCCGTATTCATCGCGTCGTCAGGCATGGAGGACTCCTTTAACCGCTGCTCGCGCCAGCACCACTGCTGAACAACCCGGAATTATTCAACGCCAGCATCATGGCGGTGTTGTTACCAGCCGAGCTGATGCCGGATAGGCTGTTAATTGTCGAGTTCGCCGCGCCGATCGTCCCCGCCGCGCTCGCCGCAGCGCCGGAGGTCAAGAAGTTGCCAGCCTGGCCGGTCGCGGTCAGGCCCTGGTTGCCTGTCGTCGCGGCAGCGTTCTCGCCGAGGGAAGTCTGTCCACCTAGCAGGTTGTAGATTTGCTGGTTCTGCGTGAGGTAATTCTGAAACTGCTGCTGGTACGTCGTGCCAGCGAGCCCTTCAGCATAGTTCGCCGCGCCTTTCAGCGCCGCGCCGGAGGTCCCGAGTCCCTGGGCCGCAAAGCCATTCTGCGTCGACTTGAGCCCCTGATCGAGGGTGAACTGATACCCTGGCGTCGCGGCGAGGTCGGTCATTGTCGGGTTGAACTTCGCCGTCAACGGAGCGGTCAGCGGGTTCCCGCCCGGATTCGTCCCGGTGAGATTTTGCATCTGCGTCAACGCATTCGTCCCCGCGCCGACGAACGGGGCGAGATTCGCCTGGGTCTTGTTGAACATCGCGAGGGTGTTGTTGGATGCCGTGTCAGCCGCAGCAGCCTGGGTACTTGCCGCACTCTGGGCCGCGTTCGCACCAATAACCCCCGAGGCGACCGACCCGGCGACTCCAAGTGCCCCGGCTCCGACAATAGCTGCTGCCATTCCCATGAGATCAATCCTTCAGGTCAAATGACCAAAGTTGGCCATCGGGCAAAGCACCAAGTCGAGAATACATAAGGCCCATTCGACCACCAGAACCACGGGTTCCATCCCGAAGCCAAAGTTTGTCGAATTTTAGCTCCCGCAGCGCGGTTATCATTATCAGCTGGAGTCTCCGACCAAGGCCAGGAAAATCCTTCCCCGCGAAGAAAGTCGTGTTGACCGCCTCCATGGAGCCACGGCGCTCGAGACTTGGAGAAAGAATGGTCATCAGATACCCAACCATCTTGTTGTTCTTCCAGGCTGTTAGAATCAACAAATTCCCTGCCGACTCGATTTTCGCCCATTGCTCCAGATTTTTCCTCGTCCAAGAATCATCAGGCTCGCCGACGCTTCTTGAATGCTGGATGAACAGGTCCTTCCCCGCGAATAAAAAATTGGCCAGGGACAGGTTGACAAACTCGAAAGACGACCAGTCGACAGGTGCGGCCCGACGCATTGCCCTGATTGATTCTTGTCGGAGTTCGAGTCCTAGCCGGGCTAGTTTTTCTTTCCCGGCGTCAGCCTGACGGAACAACCCAGGCACGCTCGCCTGAACATTGACCTTCTTCGCTTTTTTCCACCTAACCCGGTCCAGGGTCTCCCCGGTCAAATGTTGTACCAGTCCATTCGTCTTGCCGTAATCATCCAGGTCATCGGCGTTCAGGCTGCAGACCCCCGGTACCCTTGCTTCAATCTGCCTTAGCTTCGCGACCTGCTGCGCTACGTGCAGTCTAACCTTTGCCTCGTCCCATGTAAACGCGCCGTGCGTTGGCAGGGAAAGAAAAGAGCGAACAATGGCTTCCGGGTCGCGGTGGATGACAGCAAATTTGGCCTCCGGAGCCATCTTGACAACATTTCGCCAAAACGCCGCAGCGGAGGTGTCGATGTAGCCGATATATGGCAGCCGCAAAGCCGCTTTCACATCATCCAGACTTCGGGCAAATCGACTTGCCTCATGCTCGCAGGTCCACTTACCGTGGGACAAAAGTCGGGCAAGCCAAGCCGTTCGGCTTCTTCCGGCGGAGAAGACGACAAAAGAGGCCATCAGCTCGGCATCCAGGTGATTTTCGGCACGACGTTGTACCAAGTAACCCGAACGGAATCACCAGATCGAAGCGAAATCGCCCCACCAGCTAGGCCAAAGACATACCAATTAACTCCATCACGGGACATTTCAACTTGGCCAGATTCAACTAGGAGGGTTCCTGCCCCAGCTGCCTGGTAAACAAACGGCGAAGTCACTGGAGCGGCAGGAACCGCCGCGCCACCAGGAGACAAGGTGGTGATGATATTTCCCAGGCTCTTATTCGTGTCAACCAAATACGCCGTGAGGCCGAGGGAACTCAGTACAAAGTACACCGCCGAGGGGACGGAATACTGACTCCCGCCGGTTCGCCTCAGCAGGTCAATCAACAGCCTGTACCACGGAAGCGAGATAATCCCTTCTTCGTTCACAAACGGAAAGCCGAGATCCGGCACCGTCGGATTATTCGCTTTGGTGTTTGTTCCGGTGGTCACTGCGTCGCCACCTTTCCATCAAGCCAGGCGCAGTTAAGCGTCGCTTGGCCGGCGAAGGAATAGTTGACCTCGAACACCGGGAAGCGAGAGAAGCCGAGGGGTCCCCATTTCGGCTGGGTTTCATACTTGCCAGGCTCCCCGGCGGATTGGAGCACACTCGCTGAGAATGTCTTTCCCCGGTCGCGGGAGTACCGGAGGCTCACACTTGCTGGCAATCCATTGATGTCGATCGGTCCGTTGCCGCACTCGAGGTCGAGCGTGAACTTGCTCAACTGCATCCCGTGGCCGGAGGCATCGACAGGTCCATTTGGGCCATCTAGCATCCAGACCTGCGGAAAGGTCCTCGTGTAGTTAATTGCCCCGGCGACCCCATTCACCTGATCGAAGTAATAATTCGGATCGAGGGCGTAGATGGTTCCATTCTGCCAATCAATCCCAACATTCGTCCCGTTGATATACGCGGCTTGGATGAGCCGTTCACGATGAAGCACTCCGTCGCTGTCGGTCCACCCGCGTTGATGCCAAGCCAGCTCCGGGTCCCCGATCGCGTCATCGTAAACCCAGGTCTGGTCGCCGGAAATAAACGTGATGACGTAGAACAAATGCCCATCTTGGGTGTAGGTGTACGCCACGGCGTCGGAGACATCTGCGCCATTTGCGATCATCTGCCGAATCGCGAAGCTAATCGCGTGGTTCGAGATAACCTTGGTCTCGTAAGTCTTTTGTCTCAGAATCAGTCCGATGCCTTGAAGATTCTGCGCGAGCCAGAAAACACTCGTGTCGGCGCTCGCAACGCTCCGAATCGCCGCAATGCCGTGTTCGATGTAGGCTCCAGGGAGAATCGCAAACGGGAAAAGAGAATTTCCTGCATCATACCAGACTTCAGACTTGAGGTCTCCCAACAGATACAAAATTCGCTTGTTGACATAAATTGTCTTGAGCTTGTCCGGATACCCTGTCTTCCCCGCGACATACGTTGCGTCGAAGGTGACTTCGTTCGACAGGGAGCTGCCAAAAAGTTGACTATTCGGCAAGGCCCAAAGCAAAAACGTGTCCAGGTACTGCCATTGACTCGTCCCGGCAAAAATATTCGTCGGATCGGCGATGAGAGAAAACGCGTTCGTCGCCAAAGTCACCTGGTAGCCAACGCCAGTCCCATCCCCGATGACCATTGTCGTACCGTTGTCAGCGGCGGAGACGACAGTCGCGCCGGGAAAGACCAAGGTGCCAACCTGAGTCAAGTTCCAGTTAGCGTCCAGGGAATACAAGTTTTGCCCGATGACACAGTAACCATTTCCGTTAGAAGCACGCCAAATGCCTCGGCCGGGGGCGGAGACGATCGGAGCGCTCAGCGCCCTCAATCCCGGTCGTTGGTAATGACTAACTGGGCTGGTCGCGTCCTTTCGATTTTTCTCCGGAAAAAGGTTAACGCATTTCATCGCCCCGGAGAGCACACTCCGGCCGTAGTATGCTCCGCCGATGAGATCCAACCGGGCCATGAGGTTGCCAGTTCTGCCGCACGACCTCGATCAATAATTCTGGCTCTTCCAACGGCCCAGGGCCGTTGCCGACATCACCGCAGTTCCATTCGCCGGGATGGTGATATACGTCGCCGTTCCGCCGCCTTGCGGGATAATCGTGTCAGCCTGGGCAACGCCGGAGGCATTCAAATTGGCCTGATTGCCTGTGGAGCAGTAAAGTCGAAGATTCTGCGCGCCGGAGTTGATGACGGTGATCTCGATCCCGGCGATCGCACTCGGCAGAACCGCCGAGTCATTTGCGCTCGCGACCGTGGTGAACTCGTTGATGTAATTCGAGCAGGGCGTCGCGCCAGTGTAACCGCCGCCAGCCAGGGCAGTCAGGCCGGTGTTGCCCGTGTTGTTTTGCTGGACCAACGCAGCAATCGTGCTTCCGTCAATCAACCTCGGCCCGGGAGTCAGATCGTTGGGGTTCAGCAAGCCGGAGAAAGATTTCGCAACCATGTTCTTGTTTCCTTTCGTGGATGAGGTTAGTACATCTGGTCAGAGAAGATCGAATAAAGTCCTTTTCGTTTCAGGCTCGCCGGCATGTCGAGATTCCGAATTCTGGTATTGCCTTTGCGAAGAACAGCAAGTGAATTCTTCGCAATCGTCGGAACCATGTCGCCTGGGAAGGTTCCGAGGCCATACTTGGGTCGGAGGAGCATAGCGAGGTTTGACACCATCGCGAGGTAGTACTCGAACGGCAGGACCACATTCGTGGTTAAACTCGGCCAACTCGCCGGCAGTTGCTCTCTGGCTGTCACCCCGACCGAGTACTGTGCCGCGTTCGGCCATGGCCAGACGTACAACATCCCATTCGGCCATGCGGCGTCGTAGAAGGCAACCAGGCTAAATGTTTGCAACCCCGGCATAGCCAGGTTGTTGTAGTCAACCATGGACTGCAACAGCCGGAGGCTGAAGCGAATCGGACCATTTGGACTTGAGATGTTTTGGACGAAAAACGCCGACTCGATTCGATTCGGCCGGGCGGTCAGCCCTGGAGTTCCGATGTTGATGTCGGGACTTCCAGGGCCGACAAGGTATGGCGTGGTCCGGCCGTCGGAGACTTGAAGGTAGGTCACCAGATGATAGACTAGTAGACTTTGCCTCTCCCACTGCTGCAACAACCATTGCAGCCGAATCCAGGCATCGTTGACATCTTCCGCAAGCGCCGTCTGACCGACGCCGAGAGCCCCGGCGTCTTTCAGGGCTTGAACACACAAGTCCCCGACGGTGGTGTTAAGCGGAAGCTGCGCGGCCAAGTCGGCTACACCAGGGTTTCAGAAGCGACGGCTTTCTTGAGCTTCTCGCCGAAGGAAGGGTTCGGGGCGGGTTTGCTCGGCTCCGAAATCGCCTTGTTGGCATTCGCCAGGGCAAGGGCAGCCTGGGCCGCGTCAAGCTGAGCCTGGAGGTCATTGATCGTTTGTGCACTCGAAATCGGCGGAACAGGACGACGATTCGCCGGGTCTCGCTTGGCATTCCCGGCAGCAATCGCCTTCGCCGGGTGGTCATGCCAGCCGTCGGCGAAGGCCGCTTTCAGCTCTTCCTCCGAGTTGACTTCCTTGTGAATGATAACCCTATGCTCGTTCAGCCACTTCGGACCAAACGGGGTATTCTCGGCCGTCGCGGGCACGATGATCTCTTCCTCCCCTTCGGGATGGTAGACCAGCATGGGAAATTTCTGCGGGCCTTTGTACAGCCCGCGACCTTCATTATCCCGGCTACTCGCATTCGCCGGGTTCTTGTCGAAGTCACCGCGCTCTTCCAGCGCGTCGAAGATGGTGAAACGTTTTGCTCTGGTGGCCATGGAGATTATTCCTGTTCCTTGTGGTGGGGGTTACTCGTCGAAAGAACCATACTCGAGCTGGCCCGACGCGGCCAACTGAGCAATGTCAACGGTGATCGGAGCGGGGGAAGTCGGAATGACTTCGGAAGTCTCCGGCTTGGCCTCGGCTTCCCCCGTCCACCCAATCGGTTTGTCCGACCAGCCGAGCGAAAGTCCCTGCGCGGTTTCCAACGAGTGAACGACCAGCTCCCCATGCTCCGGGTGATAGAACATCCTCGGCCACTCGGACACGATGAGTTCCTCCGCCTCCGTGATGTCGAAACGGTGGCCGAGAGCGGCAAGGCGCGACAAGCCCGATTTGACCGAGTCGAGGGCGTTCAGCGCCTCCCACTGCCTCTGCGGGGTCGCGGCGTGGTGGAGCGTCAGGTGAGATCGAAGTTCTTCAAAATTCGCCATGGTGGAGGGACTCCTGTGTGTCAGAAAAAGGCAGGGGAGTTGTTCCCCTGCCTACAACGACCGCGACTAAATCTGATCCGCGACGATGACCGCCCACTCCGGACGAATCCAGAGGTAGCCATAGAGGACATCAAGTCGAGTGACCATCTGATCCGTCTGCGGAACGTAGTCCGTAATCATTCGCATGGAGACGCCGTCGAATTCTTCTCTGGCCGATTCATGCACCCCGCCGGGGATTTCGAGATCCGCCATGGCCAGAGTCACAGCTTCCGGCGCATAGGCGAAGTTCTTCCGGTACTGAGCACTGGCACCCAGCGAGTTCGTCGGATTCAGCGCCGCGCCGTTGGCCGGGGAGGCCGTCACGGTTTGGTACTGCACCGGCTGACCACCCTGCGGAGGAACGATGGCGGGGTAGATGCTGATGCTGGTCGCACCAACCGCCGCGTTAGCCGTCGCGACGAATTGCTCCAGCTCACCCGTGCTGGCCTTCGTGATCCGGTTGACCTTGTAGACACCAGCGAGGGTGAAAATATCGCCCTGGTTGATGCTGCCAGCGAGCGCGTTGACCGTCAACGTCAGCCCGGTCTGGTTCGCACCGTTGACCGTGGCGGAGTTCTGTGCGAGCGTGCCGTTCGTGTGAATGATCGCGGTCTGGTCTTTCATCCAGATGAAGCCGAGCGCGTCATACATCCGGCCGGTGATGTACTGGGACGAGATCTGCGCCACGGGATTCAGCAGACCCGCGAGCGCCGCGACGACTCGAGCTTCAGTCCGAGGCCCGTTGACGATCTTCCGATTCGCGATCGGAGCCGAGTTGATGTCGAGGCTCGCCCCAGCGTTCAGATACGTCGAGGCGATCGGGCTCAACACGTTCCCGTTCACGTCCTGGTTCGCGACGAAGTTGCAGATGCCGCCTTCGGCGCCAGACATGATGTCCACCGCGACCGCACCGGCGAGGTTGTTCACCATCGGCGCGAGCACACGGCGGGAATAATCGTCGAGGGCCATGGTCCGCTGGGCCGTGGTGAAGGAAACGTCGATGTGTTTCTGGGTCGCGAGGACCAGCGTGGTGGACTGTTCCACGGTGTCCTGAACGCTCAGGGCCGGGCCGGTGACTACCGTGTAGTCATTGGGCAGTCTGATGGAAATCGCCTGACCGATCTTCGCGCCCTGGACCGCAAAGCTGTCGTCGTATTGCATGTCCACGTTCTGCAAGAACGCGTTGGAATTTTTCCAGAGCCGAACGGCTTCCCTGGTGATCATACCGATGGTGAGTAAGCTATTAGCCATGATGGCAGTCTCCAAAAGGGGCGCTGCCCCTGCTAGTCCGACTCCGCGCGGACCTATGCGTTTGAGGATGGTAAAGCCTCAGTGATACCAAGGGGAGCATTCCCCGCAGGAGATTATGCGCTCCAGTCGCAAGGGGGAGGAATTCCTCCCCCGCAAAGTCAGACAGGACTAAGAACTGGCAAGGAAATCTCCTTGCAAGATTAGTAACCTCGGCGGGCCTTGAAGTCCGCTTCCACCTGGGCATTCCGCCGCGCCATCCACTCGGCCGTCGCGAGTTTATCCGCCCGAGTCTTGTCCCTCGGATCAATCGGTTCGCGCGAGGCAGCTCGGCCGCCAACCGGAGTGATCGGTTTCGGAGCACCAGAAACCGGCTCCGGAACAACCGCAGCCAACTTGGCCAGCGCGATTCCCTGCTTGACCGGAGGAAGGGCGAAAATCCGCTCGGCTTCTTCCGGGTCAAGTGCGAGGTCGTGGATGAGTCTCGCTCCATCCCCGGTCTCGATAATCGCGTCGATGAAGGAGGTATACTTCGCCTGGGACTTCGGGTCGGACAGGTCGGCGACTTGCTGCAGGTCTTTCACCCGGTCATCAAAGTCGGGAAACGTTGCTTTGCCTTCTTTCACGACCTCGAGGCACTTCGCGTCGAACAGTCTCTGCGCGGCTTTGGCCTCCGCCAGCGCGTCAACTCGGGCATCCAGATCCGCCGGATCGGCGACAATCGGAGCGGCTTTCGCGACCTGCTGGTTCGCGAGCTGGGCCTCAAGCTGGCTCTTCGTCTTGGTCAGACTGGCAACCCGGTCCAACAGTTTCTTCTCCCTCCACTTGTCCGGGGAGAGCTTGGCAGCCGGGGTTTCGTCAGGTTTGACTTCCGGCTTTGCCTCGACCTTGACTTCCGGCTTTGCCTCGACCACAACCTCCGGAACAACCTCCGGCTTGACCTCGACTTCCGACACCTGGGCTTCAGCTTCCATTTGCAACGACTCCTGTGGTGGCAAGTGCGAGATGAGACTTCCTCCCCCGCTTCAATGTCGCATCTTTGATTAAGGCATCATGGATGCGAGATTTCAACTCGTCATCGTATGGTAGCGACAACATTCCGGCAAGGGTGGCCCGCGCGGGTTCGATATGAGCGGACCAATAACGCTTCATCCAAGCAGCCTGAAGGCCAAGTTCGCTTGCACCAGGATGACGGGCCTTCCACCTCGCCCGGACCATATTATCCCCCATCAGGACTTCGTAGTCCGCCATGGTGAGTTCTTTGGCGAGGTTTGCTACCATTTCATGCGCGTGGACCTCACGTTTTGAGCTTTTTGAAGCCCCGTAAGCTGTCTGGTTCATTTCTTCTTCCCCAGCACCCTATCCGCCTTCGCGTCAATCTTGGTTTTTTCACTCGACGACAGCTTGCCCTTGTGCTCCATCTCGCTCGCCCGTGCTTTCGCATTGGCAGCATGGAACTTATCCGGCATGGGATACTTGCGTTTCGCGGGCTCGCCGAAGGAGCTTTTTGCGAGCGAGTTTCGTTCTTTCGAGTCAAGTTTTGCCATGATTAGTTTCCTACTCCAGGTTGATGCGGCATGACTTTATACGGATTGTAGTCAACAGGGGTGAATTTGTGCTGCGGAAACATCGAGGCCAACATCGCCATGGTGTAGAGCCCCTTGGGGTTGAAGGAGCTGTTTGTGCCAGCCAAAGTTGTGTCAGCTGGCGTCGTGTCAGCCGGAACTACAGAAGCTGTTTCACTAGGTGATGCCCCAGGCGATATTGTTGGTGTTGCATGTCCCCCATTTGTTGCAGCAAATTTTGCATCCTGAAAATGTCCAGGATCACCAAAACTCGATCCCGACAACATTCCATATTTTGGCGCGTTGGCGATCAACCACGGCTGGTTTTTTGGATCGGCCGCGTACATATCTACTGCAAGTCCCGCCGGGGTTCCATCAGGATTTTTGTGATTGTGTGGGGACATTCCAGGTTTAGCTGCTATCCCTCCGGTTCCTTCTTCGGGATAAGGCAATGGTTGTCCTGCAAGTTTTGCTTCATAATTTTTACGAAGTTTAGCTTGCAGAGGATCATCTCGATAACCAGAAATAATACTAGTTTCAATCCCATGCGCTTTTGCGTCAGCTTGAAATTGTGCCAATCGTTTTGAATAATCAGGATCAAGTCCAGCAACATTTGCACGGGAAGCGACGTTCATCAGACCGCCGGGTCCAGCAGCTCCATTCGGCACTGGCGTCGGGTTTTTCGCGTAGGTAAGAAGCGAGCGAGAAGCCGGAGCAAGAGGCGCCGGCCCAGTCGCGCCAAGTGGATTGACCGTCGGCAAGACCGGAGCTGTCATCCCCGCTCCGACCATACCGGAACTAGGCATAGTCGTCTGCTCCGCGAGTGTATACGGCAGCCCAGTTAACGGATTCACCGTAGACGAAAAGTCATCCATCAGGGGCTCCTCGGCTTTGCGTGTTCCTGCGCGAGCGGAGCGACGTGGAGATATTTCCCATGCCGAGTCGGATCGGTCAGATACCACTCGCCATCCGGGGCCTTGTTCGCCCCAGGCACCGGCGGGGGTTCGACTGGCGCCTCATCCCCCGCTTGCTCCGGCAACTCCGGCGCGTTGGCTTTCATCACCGCGTTCAGTCCGGTCGAAAGGCTTTCATGCACGAGCTGTTCCACAAGTGCCCTCATCCCCTCCGGGTCGGTTGGCAGCATTTTCGCCAGCGCAGTCATGCGCTTCGTTTCCGCGTCGTAGACCTCGATGTCGCGGAGTTCTGCCTTGCCAGCGAGCTTAATCGAGTCTTTCGCGTTCTTATCCATCAATTTGACCAGCTCGGCTTGCAACACTTGGACTTGCTGTTGCAGCCCTTGCTCCATCTGACTTGGCCCCTTGCCGAGAGCAATCGGCGGAATCATGCGACGGAGCCGCATCGCGGCTTCATCCGCAGCTTCAAAGTCCATGGATTTCATCAGCAGGTCGCCGATAAGGCCCGTGAGTGCCGGGGCCTGAGTCAGTATCAACGTCAGGGCCTCGCGGGTTTCCTGCCGCTTGGAGCCAAAGTCCGGCCCAACGCTCGCCGCGATGTCGTACTTTCCAACATTCGGGTTGAACACTCGTTTGATGACCGTTCCGTCATGCGCTTGCCGTTCGAGATACCCTTCTCGCAATGTCGGGTCGATCTCAAGTTCGTACTCGACCCCGTCATCAGCAATGATTTTCTTGACCCTCTTGGTGTCGTAGATTTTCGGCACGATGTCGATAATCTGCTTGCCGAGGAAGATCAACGCGGACTCGTAGTTGTCCTGGAAATGAAAAACTGCAGTGTCGGACTGAGCTTGCCTCTTCCCAATCGCCGCGCCGGTTCGTTCGTTGCCCTGCTCTCCCATCTGGTTCTGAAATTGCCCAGACACCATCATGATGTGGTTACTTGCGGTTTCCATGCCGGTCTGGAACGCCGGCGAAGCCTGCGGCGGTTCGATTCTCTGCGGCGGCGGAATCGGCATATCTGGCGCGTTTTCGGCGTCAACATGGTTGAATGGGAGGACGCTCGGATTGTTGATGTTCGCCGTAGCCCAGATGGCCTCATGTTCTTCAATTGCCTTCGCGGCCACCAGCCACGGAGCTTTGGTCTGCAAGGCACCGAACTCGACCTGAGCCGAGGCATTGTAGTTAAACATTCTCTGAGCGTCTTTCATCGCTCTGGTATGCCCCTTCCGATCTAGTTCCCCGTCGATCACAGTCTCCTTCCCAATCACTCGAATGATCGGAATGTACTTGCCGAGCCAGACGGTCTTGTCAATGACCTCCGTCCCAGCAATGAGATACCACTCCACCTCATGCTCTACCGCGTCGCGGATTTTCGTCTGCGGATCGTTGAGGATTTCTCTTCTGGCAGCTCCGCGACGGACCAGGTCTTCAAGTTTTTCCTTGCGGACAACATGTCTCTGTCCTCGATGGACAAAGGAGACCAGGGTATGCTCCTTCGGAATCTTCCGAAAGTATTCACAGACGCGGATTTTATGCTTCGTCACCCAATCGCCCGAGATTGTTCCCATGCCAAGCGGCTGGGAGGTCATCTTCCCCCTCAAGCTCGGATACGCATCATAAAACTCATCCTTCGGAACGTCGTCAAACGCGAGGGAAAAAATGCTATCACTTCCACACTTCTGCTTAATATCCGGGTCCATGTAAATCGACAGCGGGTCAAGCACCGGCGCGATGTACAGATCCTGGTCAAAGGTCCCTGGTTCGTATTCAGTCACCAGGCGAAAGTACCCGATTCCTCCGTCAATCTGAAACTGCCGGGCAATCGTGTACGCATCCTGGGCCTGAGACTGGTATTCAATATACCTATGCAGGTCCCGGAAGACATTCGCGCTCTCCTGCGTTGCCCCGTTCCCCATCCCGACATATTTGACGGTGGATTTATTCATCCTGGCCTGGTTGGAAATCATTCCATTATGCTGCGCGATCAAATTCATCGTCAGGCAAGGGCGGTTTGAGTTATCTCTCGAGTTCTTGATCGCATCCGGCCATTGATAGCCGTTCTCGCTGTCCCCATTCGCGAATCGAATGTCATCTTGGAATCGACCTCTCCACGTCGCTTCCCACTCCGAGCATCGGTCAAACCTCTTTCTCGCCTCCTGCACGATTGGATCGCCAGAAAGCACCGCAGGGCTCGGATCATCGCCAAATTCAGCCATGGGTTATCCCATCCATCCGAGTGCGGTTTGTTTGACGCGGTCGAGCGTTCTGCCAGCCGTGGATTTGACAGTCAACCTAGCTGCCAGGTCCGACTTGGCTCTTGGGAGCCTTCTCGCCATCGCCATGTACCTGAACGCGTCCGCGCCATCGGAAGCCTCATCATGCTTGGGCGTCGCCGACCTCTGCCCATCTTTGATCTCATACTTGTAATGCCGAAGCGCGTGGAGCCCGTCTTCACAACCTTCTTCGTCAAAATAGCAGTTCGGGAACATTTCCCTCGCCGCGTTGATGCCGTCGAGCTGTGGAGTCTTCGGCAGGACGATGACGTTGTAGCCGGAATTCCTCACGATCTCCTCGATTGAGTTCTTATACACCAGCTTCTTATGCTTCCCATCATGCGGGAGAAACATGGTGCCGTAGAGATACTTCTTCTTCTGCAACTCTTTCAAAATCGTCGTAACGTCTTCCCCGCAGATCTCGAAGTATTCCAAAATCCGGTACTGCATGGCGACTCGTTGCATGAACCAGATCGCCGTGTTGTCGGCCCGGCCGAGGTCCCAGAAGGTGTCAACCGGAATTTCCCTCTCATACGGAACGGAACAGATTCGGCCTTCGGTCTGGGCGCGTCGGAGCTCCTTCGCGTACACCGCGCCTTCGAGCACCTGTGCCGGATTGCCTTCCCAAACATTCAGATATTCGTCGTAGTCGTTCTTCTTTGCCTTCTCCATATCCGGCACGAGTTCGGTGTCAGCAAAAAACCAAGGATTGTCCTTGTAGGTCATCTTGCAGATGATGGTGTCGTCGGTCTCCCACCAGAGAGTCTCCCCGGCGTCGTTCTTGACTTCCCTCGCGTTTTTCTTCTCCTCCTTCACGAATCGGACATAGGTGTAGTCGGACTCAAGTTCAGGATTGAACGTGATGATGATCTTGGAGCCTTTCTTTCTCACGGTGGGAATTAAAATCTGCCAGGAATTCTTGCTAACTTTATTCGCCTCTTCCACCCAGCAAATATCAATTCCCTCAAACGACCTAACTTTATTCGCGTTGTTCTTAATTCCGATGTAGCTGAAGCTCGTCCCGCCCGGTCCATAAATATGGTCCCGCTGGACTTCAAACAGGTCCGCGACGTTCAGCTTGGCAATCTGGGTACTCAGCACCTTATGCACCGATTCGTCGATGGAGTTCTGCAGTTCACGGGCGCAAAGGACATTCAACGGTTGGACGGTGGAGAGAGCTAGCAAAGCCCTGGCTACTCCCCAGGACCGTCCGGCCCCTCTCCCACCATACAATACGATGTAGCGTTTGTTCGAGAACAAACATTGCAATTTTTCCGGAAATTCAACTCGGGTCAAGTCAAGCTGTGGCATGTGAACTTTGACCATCAAACTATGGTGGAGGGGAGGAGCGTCATCATGGACAAGGGGGCTTTCGCCCCCAGGTCCCTGGCAATTATTCTTCCCCGCTGAACACCATCAAGCCGCTACCAGCCGCAGAGACCAGCTCACACGAGTCCTTCGCCGTCATGCCGGTAGTGGTGAAGTTCATGCTCGCGCCGTAGACGGTATTGACACCAAGCGTCGCCGAGAACGGGGTAGACAACGCCGTCGCGGCCTGGCTCGCACTTACCAGCTTGAACGTGCTCGCCGTCAGCGCATTCGTATATGTCGGCGCTTTGAACATGGAGGTCGGGAACGTGATAAACGCACTGCAGGTGGTCGTGGTTCCCAGCGCCGTGCCACCACCGACCATGATCGTGCCGGCAGTGATCGTGCCTTCCGCAATGCTGTACGTGTACCGTTGCTGAAGGTAAGTCTCCACCGCCGTCGGCCGACGCTCGAACGGGGTCGCCGGAAAGCCGTTCGCGACGTTGTAGCCGAGGGTGGTGGAGACTAAGCTCGCCACCGACGGATTTTTGACCAGCTGAATGGAGTCCAACGCGACGTAATCATTCGTCCCCGCCGTGCCAGTCGGGGTATAGCACAGGGCCACGGCGACTTCCGTCGCGGTCAGCGGAATGGTCGCGACGGCAGCATAGCGCCCCGCCGTGCTCACACCACCAAGGCTGACAACAGCCGCCGTCGCATTGGCCTGACCCGTCCAGGCCGAGCCACCGCCGCCGCCAGCATTGAGCCCATAGGCCAGCTTGGAAATTCCCTCATCCGTGCCCGTGCCCCAGATGACATACGCCGTCATGTTGTACGGACTGGCCGGGGAAAAATTCGCGCCGGTGTAGGCGTTCCAGTCGAGCTCGACCGTCTGCCCCTGCAGTTGGTAGACATTGGCCGATTCGATCTCCTGCGCCATGCACATCTGCACAACGCCGGTCTGACCAGAGGTCCGCGCCATCTTGAACGAATACTTCTCACCAGCCGGAACGTCCGACGCGGTCGAATCCTGGCTCACCGTCATCGCCGTGCTGGTGCCCGACCAATACGCCCAGCGATCCGGGCCGCCGTAGGCCACCGTCGTCGTCTGGCTCGCGCCAGTCGTCGCGCGTTGGAACAGGTTGATCGTGGCAGAACCGCCAATCAGCAAATTCCGATAACCGATGCCATAGCCACCTGCAAGGCTGGCGATCTGTCCCGTCGTGATCGCCTCACTCGCCGGGTTCTGACCATTGGTCAGGTTCGTATCGGCGGGCACCGTTTCATTGCCGGTGAGGGGCACCGTGAGCGGGTACTGCGTCCCACCCGCCGGAGGCACGCCGTTGGTGAAAAAACCCGCGGACCAGGCAGCCGAGGACAACAGCGCAACCGCCGCCCCAACCCCAAGGAATGTCTTCAACGTTCGCTTCATCATCGCTTTTCTCCTTGAGGCATTGCCTCTGCAGGGCTTCTTGTTAACTCGGTTCCTGCATTCCGAGATGGGACTTGGTCCCAATCAATACCGCAGACTTGCGGAAAGTTGCATATTTTGTCCGCCGGACCATGTTTGCGTACCAGATCCGCCACCAGCTTCCAGCGCTTGATAGTATTGAAGGCCCAAGAACGGCGCTCCGGCATATGTCGCGGTGATCGAGTTTGTTGCTGTCGTATCGTTCACTCCGCCGATGACACCCGAAGGAGACGCAATGCTGTTAACTCCAACACCAACAAAGCAGGTTGCGAAAACACTGCTTGAGATTGCCCCAGAATATGTAACTATGGACGAATCTTCCGCTTGCCCCATTACGACCGTTATGCGGTTGTTGTTCGACGCATCGGCAGCGCGAAACGTCGCTGTATTATACGGCCAAGTAGACTTACTGTCTTGCACCTGAGCCGCTAGCGGAATACGGTTATATTGATTCCAGATTCCAATCCAAGCCCCGTTTGTCGGACCACCAGAAGCGGGCGTAGGCTGCGGATTGAACGTGAGCGTTGCCCCGCCAGCATCAACCGCGATGGTGCCAACGTAAACCCCCGCGCCGGAGGCCGGTCCATTCGTCACACCAGTCGCGTTGACCAGGAACCCGTTCACCCGATTCAGGCTATACCCTCGGGAAGTCGAATTTGTCCAGGCAGGACCCCGAGTGAAGACCACCGAGGTCCCATTCAACCACTCGAAGACATCGTACAGGCCACCAGCAGTCGCAGCAGCGGGACTTAGACTCGTGTCGGTCAGGCTTTGGCTATACTCGGTAAACGGCAGATTTACCATGGAGCCATTCACGACTACGGGAACAGTCGAGCAATTGTACGGGGTATAAAACAGGCTACCAATGCTCGTCGCCGGCGAGGCCAACACAGGTTGAGCCGTGACCAAGGTCAATCGACCACATGGAGGCTCGATCGGCGGGATGGCCGAATTCGAGTAATACCACGTCCCACTCGCATTGGTAGTCAACGTCAGCACAGACCCCTGCGCCACGACCAAATTCGCCCCAACGGACTGTCCTTGGATCGTATCCGAGGCATACGGCGCAATGGTGATATTTCCCGTCAGGGCGTAGATTTTGAAAATGAACCCATTCGGCAGCGTGCTCGACAACGGCAGGGTGTACGTCAGAGTTCCCGTCGCGACATGCTGACTATTATTAAACCCCGAGACTACACTTTGCGAGGTACTATCCGCGACGATTGTCTGATACGCACTAATCACAGATAGCACCGAGCCAGACAGCGTCAGCCCCGACCCAACCGTGATGGAGTTCAACCCTCCAGTACTACCTGAGGTATTCCCCGCGAGAGTCCCATTCGCGAATCCGTTAGCCGAACTCGGGTTGATCGCGTAGGTCAGCTGGTCCCAGATGGTATTCCCGAGACTGTCCTGCAGAACTTCCCGATATTGCCCCGAGCCCCAAATGATCGCCCGGCCAGCGGAGTCCAGGATAACCGGATTGGTGTTCAGCGTGGTGGTGTTCGGATCCTGCCAAGAGTTCTTCGGGGTGGTCGTCCCAGGGACGTACAGGTAGACCTTGCCGCCAGCATATGGCGCGCCGTTCGCATCGGAGAATTGAGTCTCGGCGGAGGGGAGAATGGAGGCCGTCTGGGCGTGCCCAACAGCCATCCATCCCGCAATCGCAAGCCCGGCAAGCCCGACCCTGGCAAACAAGCCCTTCATCAATAAAACCCGCTAGGATACAGCGTAAAGGTCTCCGCGCTCGCCGGAGTATACGCCGTGCTCGCCGGGACGGAAATCAACGCGTAGATATTCTGGCTTCCCGGCCCGGCCGTCCACTGCAGCGTCCCGCTCGCATTTGGATTCGACAGGCTACATTCGTACCAGACTTGCGAAGTCGCATCACTCGTCACTGTCGGACTTGTGCAAGTCGCGCTGCCGAGATAATACGGCATATCAGCCGCGTAAGGTCCCGTGTAGGCCTGTTGGTCCCCGCTCGGCAGCGTCGGAATCTGGCTGTAGAACCAGGCAGAAAAACTCGCGTTGGTGGTGCTGCTTCCCGACTTCAACAACCCCATCCGGGAAACGGTCAGCTTCCCGGTGTTCTGCGCCGCGACCGTCAAGACAATCGGGGAGCAGGTGGCCCCGCAGACAATCTGGTTCCCGCTATACGCCGTGGTGTTGGATGCCCGCTTTAGCGGAACCAGCGGGGTATACGGCCCCATCCAGGCACCAGAGGCGACAACCGGGGCGCCAGGGATGGATGGGATGACTTGTGCCGAGGCAGGCAAGCCCAACCCAAGCAGGACTCCTACTGCTGCAAAAATCTTCCTCATCGACGGAACTTTCCCATCTTGCAGCTGCTCTCCGCCACCTTTTTCCCCAGAAACCCAACGGCGGCTTTCATGGACTCGATGCCAGCGGTCGGGTGGGGCCGAGCTCGCCCAACCACATCGTTGATTTCCTCGTCGTAGGAATACTGCATGACCCCAGGCTGGGCTCTCCGAGTCGTGTAGGCCCGCCCGCCGTCCGGGTCAGCGCGGAGAGTATCCCGCTCCCCGGCGCGACCACGGCAGTACTTGTCATCGTACAACGGAATGGCGACGATTGCTTTGGTGTCGTTGAGCCTAGGAGCCATGGAGGTTGTCCTTATCGTCCGTAGCCGGGAAGGTCATTATGTGCCGTCGAGTCATATCCTGGCTCATAACTTTTCGGATCATTCGCAATGGTATTTTCAATATCTCGATTGGCCCGATTGCCCTGCCTTTGCTGCTCGTTCAGATTTGAATCCGTTGCAACTTTTTTAGCAAGGTTAGGAACTCGGGAGTAAACTCCCGCTCCTTTCGCGTCGTAAGCCATCGAACCCTCCCCTCAACGATAAACTTTTCCAACCGGTTCATGTCGCACATGCGTGCTCGTCCCATGATGCGGGCCATGGTCATTATGCTTGTGCGGATGTTGCCGATGGAGTTCCCCCACCGCGCCCTTCAGCCCATCGTGGATCATCGGGCGTTCAAAGCCTTCAGCCCGGCTTCCGCCTTCCAGGACCCCCCGCATGTTCGCATGTTTCTCACCCCCAACATCACTGCCCCGGCCCTTCGCCCCGCCGAGCTTGCTCCGGTCAATATGCTCCCGATGAACATTTTCCTGCGCCTTGTTGATCCGTCCTTCACTCTTCGCCATGGTCGCTTTCCTTTTGCAGCAACGGGGAACATTCCCCAGAGTTGTCCTTCGATAGGCTAGTGTGAACGGTCCTGTCTGTCAAGCGGCTTTTGCACCAACCCGACCATCATGGTTCAGGATACTTCCCCCGATCCAGTGAAACACCGCCCGATAGCCGTGGCGGGCCGAGGCGATGGCCGAGTCCAGGTCGGGGCAGATTTCGACCTTCCTCATCCCCGGCACCAGCTTTTTCACGACAACGATGCCGAAAGCTGGCCGTTGCCAGGCAAGTCTGGCCACCGGAAGGTACAACTTCTCCAGTTCCACATGCCCGTCTTCCGTCCAGGTATGTTTACATTCCAGCACACAGTCGAGCAGGTCGAAGTCCGTTTGGCAGTACCCGTGGCCATTCTTGTCTTCAAACTCGTACCACCGGCCTCGGATTGCATTCAGCGGAAGAACCTGGGCTAACGCCTTCTCATACCGAACTCCATACGCCTTGACCCCGCGAGCCCTCCCTGCTGGAATACACCCCGGTTTGGCCTCCAGGACTCTCGCGGTCTTCAGCCCCACAACCTGCCTTTTCATCTGCTCTTTCCCCCACTATGTGCAGCATTTCCACCAATTCCTGGCCCTACATGTCCGATCGCTGGTGCCCCCTTCGTCCCACCAAATCTCGAGCCATTCGACTCTGGCACAACTCGACAAAACACCACCACAATTTCCCCCACATCATGCACAACCTTCCCCCTCATCAAATCCGCCGTTGCAAAACATGATTTCTCATCCGGCGACGGCGAGACCGCAATGACTTCGCGCAAAGAAGTCTCCTCATTACAAGGATTTGCTATCGCGTTACAGATCAGCACAACCGCATACAGGCTCACTTTCTTCCCGGGCTCAGCAGCCTTGCCGCCACATCTTGCGCTTCATGGTCGGCTTCTTTTTGCTCATCGGTGGCAAGGCGTTGCTTCACGATCTCGATCTCGCCGATCTTCGATTCGATCAGCCTTTCAATCCTCGCCTGACCTTCCTTCAGATCTGCCAACGCGACCTGGAGCCCCGAAACCCCCGTCATCGTTGAAATCAAATATCCCGCACCGGCCACGAACAGCCCAACTGACACCGGCAGCACAATCGACGCCATCGCGCCGCGAGAAGGAGTAACATCGCTCATGGCAGATCCTTGAGATAAAGTGACATCGCGTGATCTTCAATCGGGCGGGCGTCAGGCCAGCCAAGCATTGTTCGGCGCACTACATGTTTCCAGATCGGCCAGGGTGGTGAGTTCGGAACGAGGTCACCCCGATGAGCATAGGCCATGGCCTCGGTCGCGTTTTGCAGCAAGCGCCCCAGCGTCACATTCGCCGCGAAGGCGCTGCGGGGCGCGGCGAAGGTCACGACGCGAAAGAGAAACGCGTGGAGGGCCAGTAGCCCGCCAAGGTCCTGCGCGATCGCGCCGCCCAGGCTGTGTCCGGTTAGGGTAATTTGCCTTCCCGGCGGTTCCTGCAGCAGCACCGCGTAAATCGGGCTCCACAGTCTCCTCGCCGCGTCGGCGAAGCCTTCGTGCAGCAGTCCGAGGTTGACATCGGCTTTCGGCCACGCGGAGAAGTCGCGAAGCCACCCGGCGAGATCACTCGTTCCGGGAAACGCGATCACGATCTCGTCTTCCAGAATCTCAACCACACACCGCGCGTCGCCGCCAACGTCGATCGTCGCTGGGTTCTTGTAAGCCAGCAAAACGCGTTCGGCGAGTTCGCGGTGAGTGAGCATGGTGTCAGTTGCCAGTCGGAGTAAGGATAGCCGGACCGCCCGGAGTGGCCACAGGCGCTGTCGTTGTCGCGGCTGTCACTTGCAACGTCGGAATCGCCGCGCATCCCTGGGCGAACACGTCGATCGGCGTCGCGTTGGCCGAGACCGAGATCGGCAAATTCTTGACGAAGCCCTGCGCCATGCTGGCCTCTTCGACAAACACGGTTCGGCACGAGACGTTGTTGCAGAGCGCCCTCGCCGCGATCACCGCAAGTCTCTTGGCCTCGATGTCGGTCGCAAGTTTCCCCGTGAACACGCCGGGATGGGCTTTCAAGACCTCGCCGAACGGCTTGAACGCCGCCCAGCACGCCGCGCCGTTCGGATCTTGAATGGTGGTCGAGGTCGCGAGCTTCTCTGCCGCGTCGAAGTCGCTCGCGAAGAGATCGGCCAAGGCGCCAAGCGGCCCTTGCGAGTTGGCCGCCACGGCGTTCGCGCTGGCCGGCGTCGGGGTCTCGGAGCCATCTTGATTCGGGAACGGCTTTTCTTTCGCCAGGGCCGGCGAGGCCAGCAACAGCATTCCCACGATCAACGCGGGTCCAATGCGAACAATCTCGATCATTTCGGCGCTCCCGTCGTGTTCGTGTCGGGAAGCCAATGCAGCACGGCGTTCGCGGCCGTGAACAGCCCGAGCACAAAGGCGTCCCACTGAACGATCACATGCTGCGTTGCGTCGGGGATCGAGTCGGGGAATTTGAGCATCCCCGAGGCGATCACGCCGAGCACCGCCATCGCGACCGACAACCAAGCCTTGAAATTTGCCGATATGTTCATCTTTCCATCCTCCGCTTTATGGCTTGCTCAGGTCCGCCGAGTCCGCCGAGTTCAGGTCAACCAGCATTCCGCCCTGGAACCCTGGAACGTCGATCAGCGCGGCGTCGAACAACTGCCAGACGTTCGCGCCAGCAAACCCGCTCGTTTTCGGATCGGGTGTCGGAAACACTTTGCCGGAAAATCTCCTCGGAATGACCGAAGGGACATGAAAGACCCAGATCTTCACCCCAGGCCGCAACCCCGCGATCTGCTTCCCATCCATGAAACTCGTATAGGCCCCTGGCGAGAACCCGCCAGCCTTCACCGCGTCGATCCAGGCGGCGACATACGGCGCTTGATGAACCGGGTCAGGGTTTTCGAGATCGAGGTAGACGACGGAGCCGAGGTCGAACCCCGCGGCCGTCATCAACTTACACGCATCCTGACCATCTGTCGTTCCTCGAACCGCCGTGACAACATGGCTCCCCGGCCCGGCGGTCTCTTGCCCAACATAGATCGGCGCGAAACCCCAGCCCTCGAAATCCGCGTCGTCCGCGTCCATCCAGCTCGTATTCGGATGGCTCGGCGCGGGGCCGAGATAGAACCCGCACCAACGCAAGTTCGTATTGGCTTTCAGCCAGTCCATCGCAGCCTTGCCGGGATAGTCGGACCTGTCAAATCCTGCGAAACCTTGCATGTTCAAATCCTCAATAACCCGTCAGGCTGCTTCCGCACGCCAGCGCGACGCGGGAAATTCCGCCGTTCCAGGCTTGCGCCCCGAACACGGGAGCATTGCCTATGCCGAGCAAGTTCATCGAGCCCAACGCCGTGTTGGTCCCGGTCGAAGGCGCGCCGTTGTTGAACACGTCCGTCATCGTCGTGCCGTTGATCGACGACGCGATCTTGCCCGACACACCCGTCGTCCATGTTGTATTCGGACCGGGGAAAGCGCCGCCTGCCGCGAAATAGGACTGCCCCAATGCGCGGTAGACTTGCAACGAAGGCGTTTGAGAGCCGTTAGTTATGATGGCTATCGCCTGTTGGAACGTGTTGGCCGGCGCGCTTGGCGTGCCGATGGCGAGCAAAGACGGATTCGCGCAAGATTGCGTCGCGATGGACACACGGCTTTCGTTCCGCGTGACCGCCGCGTTCGTGGTCAAGATCGGCGGGGTCGGGAACGCCTGGGCCGCGTTGTTCGTCGGGGTGAGCGTGAAGCTCGCGCCCGAGCCGGCAGACAGTCCACCGCCCGGCGTCCAAGCCGTTGAGCCCGCCACGGGGAGCGTCGTGCAGACGCCCGCCGTAGCCACGCTCGTAACCGCGTTGATCGCGCCCGCCGAGGTCGTGACGTTCAATACCGGATTGGTCGTGCAGCCCGTTCCGCTATACGTCATCGTCCCCGACGCGCCGACGTACAGCGAGCCTCCGCCCGCTACCGTCGCCGACGCGACCGAGCCGGGGAGGTTGGGGTTGAGTTCGAGTTGGTCTAGCGCGAGAGTGATGTTGAAATTGACCGCGAGCCCAGACGTTACTTGAATTTGGTATCCGCTAAATAGTTGTGCTGTTGATACATTAGAATTTGTCGCGCTTACACTTACACGCGTCGGCGTCAACGGTGTTGTCGCGGATAACAAATGTTGAAGCAAACCTCCGCCGCCCGAATTTAACTCATAGAAAAAAGGCCCCGAAGACGCTCCAATATTTGTCGTATTAGAAAATGAGGCAATAACTGATTTTGACCACGTCTGTCCATACGTTGCGGGGACGACATTACCGCCTCCCGGTTCAGGGCTTACATAAATCGTTCCCGACGTGCCGGGAGTACCGTTGAAATTCAAGGTGACTTGCTGATATCCATTGGCCACGGGCAACGCTGAGACGCTCACGACTACCCCGGAAGTCAGATTGCTGATCACCCAATTCGCAGGCAGTACACCTCCCGAGCCAATAACGCCAATAACGGCCGCCGTTACATTCGAGTTGTTTCGGGTCGAGTTCGTCCGCGCCTCATAGCTCCACAACTGCCCGCCCGCGATGCAGGGGACAAACGCCGCGACTTGAACGAGGTTGTTGCTTTGATCAAAACACGTCGCGGAGGTGCTTCGGGATTCCGTCAACGGACCCGCCGCGCCTTTCAAATAATACGGAGGCCCCTTCGCGAAATTTAGGTCAATGACTGACTGGCCTAGATGCGCCTGTCCGAATAACGTCAAACCAATTTGGGGCGTCGCCAGCGCGGGGTTGGCAATGCTGACCAGCGCGAGCCAAAGCGCCAGGATGATGCGAAGAGCGCGGATCATGACGCCGGCCCGCATTGATACGAAATCCCGTAGTAGCTTCCGCTGGTCAAATTCGTACTCGCGTTGGTCCATTGAATAACAGTAGAGCCAGTCCCCCCCGAGTTCAGCACGAGCGACACGGGCGTCGTCCAAATCCCGGTGCCGTTCAATGCTTGAGCCAAGCAAACCGCGTGATTCGGCGCCATGGGATTCGTGAAGGTCAACGTGATCGACCCAGCCGACGTTATGCCCGCCCCACCCGCCGTCATGGTCACATAGCCGAAGAAATCGTCACCCGTCAGGGCATAAGCCGCAGAGGCCCCAGCCCCGGAGCCTGAAACCGTCGTTGCCGGGAATGAGGTTCCACTCGACGTATTCTCAATCGCCCGAAGCCTGACTTGCGAAACGTGCGAGCCGTAGGAGAAATTCACCCCGTAAAGCGAATTTCCTTGCCAGACCGCGTTATTCAAATTTTGCAGCACGATATTCCCCGTGCCGCCCGTAACCGCCGGGGAGAGATTGTTCCCCTCAAATCTCATCGCTACTGGACCAGCCGAGCCGACAAAATTAAAAACCGCTTGCGCCGACGTGCATTCCACATAGTTTTCAGAGAACGTGCCGGCGCAGATATTCCCTAGCTTAAACGCCGTGGCGTTGCCTTCCGAATCGCCGTTGCGGATGCTGACATTAACCGCGCAACCCGACGACGGCGCGATGATGACGGAAACGTCGCTAGAAAGGTAAAACTCGTTCCCGAGCAGCTCGCCAGCGTTGAACGAAATATCCGTGCTGACGATATGGTTGAACCCTCCAAAAAACCGGGAGAACAGCACCATCGGTTTGTACGAGGCGACGTAACTGATTCCCTGGTACTGCCCGACAAAATCCACGTCCTCAACAAGAGGCCCGTTTGTGTTATTATAATATATCGCGATCTGCCCCGCGCTATACGTATGCGGAGCAAGAAACTGTAAATGAGAAACCGTCCCACACGCGGCATTCTCGCCCGCTCCGCATGCTCCAGTCGCCGGAACGAATGAAAACGTAGCGCCGGCGGATGATTGATCGGAGAAAATTTTCGTACACGCCCCCGCGCCAATCACATTACGCGGAGCGGCGTCAGTCACCGTCAACGGAGCCGTGATCCGATACGTGCCGCAGGGGAGGAACATCGTTCCATTCGCCGAGGCCGTCAGGGCGGATTGGATCGCGCTCGTGTCGTCGTAGCCGTTGCCGTGAGTGCCGTTTGAGTTCGCCAAAGCGCCGTAGGCTTGCGGGGTGGTATAGTTGAGGTTCGCCCCGGCTAGCGTCGGGTTTGTCACCCCGACGAGCCCGCTTGCGCCATTGAGACCCTGTGCAAGCGCTGCGGTGACGTTTGCCCCGAGGCCGGAAATTGACCCGACGCTCGTCGAGACGTTTGCCGGGTTCAGCAACACCCACTGGGTCCCTGTTGGATTCAACAGGGCCTTGCCGTTGGCCACGATGTCTCCGACGGCAAGAGGGATTCCATTGGCTCGGACGATGGTTTGCGCGGGGAGTCCAAGGGGCTGCAAGGTTGGAGTCGTCGTTGTATTGCTCGCCGTCGTGGATAGAATTAACAAATTCGTCGTCAGGGCACACGGCAGAGCGGCAATCGTGATCGCGTCGGAGGTTCCCTGGGCCGCGGCCGAGGCGATGCACTGGGTGGTTTGGGTCTTACCAGCCTCAGGGACCAAGAAGGCCAAGGCAACGCCGAGCAATCCGGCAAGCGCAAGTTTTCTCATTCTGCTTCCTCCTCCCCTTGCACCAACCTGGCCCCGTCAATCGCCTTGGGCGATTTGAAGACGATCTCGAGCTTAACGGGGGGAGAGCCTTCGGCTCCTCCTCGACCTGCTCCCCCTCCGGCAAAGCCTTTCGCCAACGTCACCGCGCTCATCGGTTTCGTCAACACTGACTCGACCAGATCTTTCAACTGCCCGTTGGAAAAACTTCCCGGCTGGTCTTCCAGCCGTTCCTTCAGTTCCTCCAACGCCGCGATGCCGAGGTCCCGCATTCGCTCGACGACATCGACAAATTGGAGCTGCACGACTCCGGTGTAGTGAACTTGCAGGGCCTGGAAGCTCGGATCGGCCTCGAGCCGGCGGATCGCCCCTGGGGGCGTCCCGGTCATCAGCGAGATATCCGCAACTGGGATCCCCTGGGCCAGCAACTGCGCAATCTTGTGATGAATCGCGCGGATGGACTTGATGCTCGGCGGGGCCTTCGGCGTCGTCGGGGAGAGAAGCGCCGCCAGGTCGCTGTCCTGCAGTTCCCGGACAATGACGACTTCATACGGCTTGACGACCTGGCCGAAAGCCATTTGGGGGAGAAAGATGGTGTCGAGGTCGAGATCAAGCGCGATCGGGAGCGGAATCTCGGTCCCGTCATCCCGGCGCGCGGCTCCGTTGACCTCGTCGTCGAGGCTTTCCTCGGCTAGGGCGGGCGGGAGAACCTGGCTCGCGACGTTGTGGTTCAAGGTGGTGGCTCTCGATGAACGCAGACGCGGAGGGCAAGAGCCTACCAGTACTTTTGGGCATCACCCGACCAAAGCCACGGCTGGCACGGCTTTGGCGACTGGTAGGCTCCCCGCCACCACGCGCCGAGAATCAGCAGGAAGAGGGGTTCCTGAGACCTCGGGGAGAAGTTTGTACTGTTTTGGCCAGGAAGTCAAGGGGGAATTGGAGGAATTGGGCAAGGATGGACAAGGCAAAATTCACATCGGATGTTCTGGCGACTGCGGCTGGCATGGCCCCGGCTTCGCCCAAAATCGAGCCATAGTGTTTTGGGCCAAAAATGTCAGCGGTGGTCCCGACCTCGCCTCCAGGCTCTCTACCTCGGCCAGTCCCCCGGTCGAGTCGGGATGGGATCAGCTTGTTTTTGCCGGGGAAGTGTGAAGCGGGGTATTGAACGCAAAGAAAAGGGGCGATTGCTCGCCCCGTTCGATGTTGGATGTTGGATGTTGGCCTGGTTGGCAAATGCCAACTATTTCGCAATGGTTGACTTGAATACGATCAAGCCTTCTCCATTCCCGACAACTTTCCGGCCATTGAAGTGTAACACGCATCCGGCCTCGGTTGGCGCTTCGCGTTCTACACGAGGGAGAACATCGTGATGAACGTTGAACAACATCGGAAGATTGCCTAGTTCGGTAGTCGCGAGATAGTCATAGCTATCATGGCGAATGTCGGACTTCCAGATATAAACATCGTAATACTTCGTGCTCATGTCGGGGTTCTCCTTGGTGGTATGGTCAAGGTACCACGAAAAAAATCGCCCCGCAAAGATTATTCTTGCGGGGCGAGAACCAATTTTTAGAAGTCGATGTCGGCGCTCTTCGCCGCTTCCGCCTGCAACTTCGCCGCTTCACGGGCCTTGCGATCGAGAGATGCCTGGGCGTCTTTGTCTACTGAGGCCCGATTGACGTTGTAATACCCCTCGCACATGTCCCCGAAAGTCCGAACGCCTTTGTTCGTCGCGAAGGTCTGCTCCGGCTTAGGCAGCTTGCGGCCCTTGTCAAGTATCCCCTTGCCGACCAGGACCGCAATCACGCGGTCGCGGACAATGCGGGCAATCTCGGCCTCAAGCGGCGTCTGGCTCGGCGCGCGAGTAGACTCGCCGATTTCGCCATGGAGGATAGTTTGCGCGCGCTTGCCTTGCTCTTCTTTCTTCAAAGCGAGATGGTCAGGATTGGTCTTGTCAAACTTGACCGACTCCCAGGCGGCTTCTTTCGCTTCCTCGCTGGCATTTTCGCCGAGAGCCTTGACGGCTTCCCCGCGGAGCTTAGCAACAACAGCCGACGACGTTTCGTTGTTCATGATATGCTTAATCGTGCGACGAATCAGCGTATCCTTATTCTTGGCCGAAATGGCGTCATGGGGAAAATCAAAGCCGTCAATTGAAGTGACGTAAGACATGGTGACTTTTCCTTTGGTTTAGAAGCGCCGTTCGCTTCTATGGGTTCGTTATCGCTCGGATTGACTTCCCCGTCAACAACAATTTTGGGACTGGTGGAAATTTTTTCAAAAATCGGCCATACTAAAATTAGGCCGGGGTATGACTTGGATTGGCCAGTGGTGCGACCGGGCAATGTTTGACACGCGCGTGGGCGGGCGCATGGGCGCGGATGTAGTATGGAGTCGGGCAAGTCGAAACGCGCCATGGGATACCATTTGGCGTATTGGACAAAGCCATATGTTGTCCCGCGTGCCTTCCGTCCCCCGCCCATTCCTTGCCCCGCCGTCCCCGGTCCATGGTTTGACGGTCAAACATTACATTCGCCTTACTGGGCTTCCTTCCGTCCCTTGTCCAATCTTCCCGGATTGTGGCGAATGGATCATTTTTTCTTCTCAGTCGGTTTACTACATTTTTTTTTTATATATAAAAACAAGAAAACTCTAGCCTTCCCCTCGGTCCACGCTTGCCCGAACGAGTCCCTTGGCCCGTGGACGGAAGGCGACTAAGACGGCATATCGTGTTATACAATACATGTTACCATACCCCTACCTACCCTTTGTCGCGCTTGCGCGCCACTTCGCGCCATCCTGGAGCCTTCTCCCATGCCTATCACGCAGTCCCGCATCAAAGAAATCATCGACTCGGCCGAGTCGATCGCCCAGACCTATCGGGAAATGGTCGCCACAATCAGAATAGCTTGTGAATCTCTCCTCCACGGAGATGTAACCTCCCGCGAGTTTTTCGACGCGATCGCGTTACTTGTGCCCGAGTCGGAAAAGAACATCGCAATTGCCTACAGCGTGATCAAGGCCGAGCTAATCCATTATTCCCTAACTCATAAACGAAACGAGGCAATGCTGCGGTACAAAAGACGCAAGCGCCAAGGACTGGTTGCACCGGCCTGGAATCGTCAGCCTACCAGCCAATTCCCCAGTCGCAATGACCAAATCGAACAATCCCACACTTCGACCCTCTCCCGCGAAACAACCGCGGCTGGACGAATAGACCCAGCCGACGCGGCAAACGCCGCAATGTTCGATATGGTTCAACGGGTACCAAACCCCGCAGCGCTCAAAGAGGCCGAAGGACGCGCGTTTAGAGAAAAGGTAATGCAAGACACCAAAGACGCGGGGTTGGTCTGATGATGTTCACACCAGGAGAAACAAATGCGATTCTCGACGGGCTCCTTGAACTCCATCGAGAAAACATACGAATCAGAAAAGACGTGGCAGCCATCGCGAACAAAGCCGCGATCGGGAACATCAGCCAGGCTGACTTTTCCGATCTTCTCACCGCCGTTGTCTCCGCCGCGAAAGAACGGACTTCCCGAGCGCTTGATTTGGTGCTTGTGAAACTTGAAAACGATGCGAGGGAGCAAAAGTGGAAAGAGGCAAGAGAGGCTCGAGAAAGGGATAACAAAAAGGCATAAGGGGACCGAATTTTGGCATGGCCGCGCGACGCGCGGGATCGCCAACGGGCGTTGACTTTCCACGGCCCCACGGGTATTGTTCCCTATCGGGTACGCGCTTCGCGCGTTCCTATTCATGGAGCCTTCCCCATGTCAAATCTCAACACAGTCCGATGCGTCGGACTTCCCCACGTGAAGCAGTCTTTGGAACAATTTGACCTCCTCCCGCGAGAGGTCAAGGAAGTCATCTGGAACCTGCCGTTCAAAGCCGTCTGGACGAGGCCAGGGCCAATTTCGCTGGCTGCCATCGAGCGCGCTTTGACCTTGTTCGCGAAGTCCACAGCAGAGGTTTATGGTTTCGACCATCCAGACGCGGCAAAGTTTGTCGCCACTTTGCCTGAGCTAGATTTCTGACCGGAGGGAGCAAAGTCATGCCAGCCAATCCAAGTTTAATCGTCAGCTTGTCCCCAGACGGCGGGCTCCAAATCGAGCTACCAGGCAGCGGAGGAGCGGCACGTGTTGTTCCGCTGCGGCAAACCAGCACAGTGAACCCCGCCGACACCATCCGGCGAATCTTGTTGTCCCAAGCCCAGTCCCGGACCGAACTCGGCTCCGACGGCGCGCCGACTCGGCAGCAGCTGCAGCATTGGGAACGCCACAGCATGTTCCCGGATTCCCGCTGTCCGTTCTGTCAGTTCGACCTTGCAGTCGCTCGAGGTTTGTCCCCAAAGATGGTACATCGCAGTAGTCATGAGAACGATGCGAGATACCAAGCTCGGGACGTCGGCGGCGGGGTGACAGTGCGGAAAATTCCAGCCGGGGTTACGGCGGCTGGCCTAGCCGGAGCGGCGAAAGCTCGCGCCAGCCGGGAGGCCAAGGCCGCGCCAATCGACGCAAGGAATGTTGAGTTGAATTTTTGACCGGAGGAGCCTAAATCATGTCAATAGCAGCCAGCTTTGCCAAAAAATGCGAACAAATCTGGGAAGATGACCCCGAAAATCTTTACGAAGATTTTCACAAGGAAATATTTGGATTTTTCCTGACAATTCCCGAATCTTTATCTCGAACGATGGCAGCATGATCGCGCCAAGAGCTTTTCGTGGGAAGCACGAAGTTACGGCTAAGGAACGCCATATGTTGAGAGGAGTGTAAGCCATGCCAGTCACACCATTTCCATATTCCGCCGACGACCTGCTTTCTTCCGCGTGGCAACGCGGCTGGAGCCATGGACACGGCATTGCTTGTCACAACGTGCCGAGCCTAGGTCAGGTCTTGTGGACGGGTTCACTCGGCCGAGTCAAGGTCACGGCGGAAAATATCCGAGAGGTGCATGAGGACACTTGTTTCGAGGCAGCGGATGAGGCGAGGGACTTCTCCCCGTTTGAGCAAAACGCCCATGAGTTCAACTCTTCCGAGTTCGGGGATGAACTCTGGGAGGCGTTCGAGGCCGGACAGCAAACGGCTATCTGGGCTGACCTCGCGGAATACGACAGCGTGGACTATGGAATCGAAGAAGAGGAACAGCAGTCATGACAGCTAAAGCAAAACAAAGCCTCGCGGAAGCCTACGGGGGAGTCGTGGAGGCCGGGAAGATTTATTTCTTGTCGGGCAAAGCCCTCGACGCCTGGCTCGCCGCGTTGGCCAGTCTTGGAGAACTCCCGGAGGACTTCAGCCATGTTGGATGAGAATCATTCGCCCAGGATGGTCTGGTTTGTTCTGCTGCTTTCCGGGGTGGTTATCTGGGC